ACACAGACGCTGACACCATTGAATGGAAGGTGCGTCTGAACGTTAATCAGATGAACCTTACCAATGTCATCCTGGAAGACAGTATTGAAGTTGGCTCTTATGTACCCGGCTCATTCAAGCTCTACCGTGTACGCATGGACGAGTACGGCGCAATCGACGATTCCTATGGCTGGAACCCAGTGCAAGTCGATGAGCCAACCATCAATGGCTCTACTTTCACGCTGAACCTCCACAATGCAATGGCTAACGGTGAGCAGTACTTCCTCATCTACCGCACTACAAAGAACCCACGCATTAAGAACTCCATTACCCTGTACTCAGCTGAGAAGCAAGCTTCTAGCGTGTGGACTTACGTTGCTGCAGATTCTGGCGGTAACGGTAACGGTGATAACCGTCCGCAGCCAACAGAGCCAGAGACACCACCTGCTCCAGAGCCAGCACCCACCCCTGAGCCTAATCCAGGACCACAGCCACAGCCTACTCCAGGAGAGTCTGACCAAGAGCCACAGCCCGAGCCTAAGCCCGAGCCAGCCAAGAAGGTAAAGAAGGCTAAGAAAGCAGCTTTACCAGCAACAGGAGATGACGCAGTCATTGCAGTTGCAGCTGGAGTTGGAACGGTTGCGCTCACATTCATCCTCACAAGCAGGTTTGTAAGGAAGGAGAAGTAATGGACGCAAAGGCAAAAGAGCAAGCTGACAGAGAGCGTCTCGAGAAGATGACGATGAAGGAAATCAAGGCAGTCGCAAAGGACGAGGGTATCACTCTTGGATATGACGGCTCAAGAAAGGCTAATGCGATTGGCTTGATTCTTGAGTGGAGACGTTTCAAAGGCTGCTATATGGAGCGTTACTAATGCTTTGCCCAAGATGTCTCAATGAAGGCTGGGGCAGCACTGCCTTTGAGCTGGAACACGATGAGCACGGTTGGCGCATTAGATGCCCTTACTGCAACCATGCTTCCCGTTACTACCAAACCAAGGAAGAAGCAAACATTGGCTTTAAGTTAGATGAAGAAGCTGAGCAAGATGAAGCCAATAGAGCCGACTAAGTACGTTGAGCCCAATGCAGAAGATGTGCGACTCATAAGAATCTGGCGCATCGACTTTGACTCGGTCTGCTTTGGACTCTACACCTACACACCTGCTCAATTCCATGCGGTCCACTCGACCGCATGGGACTTCTATCAAAGGAAGCCAACCATGAAGCACACAACGGCTCCTGGCACAGAATACGTTGAGTTTTATCACGAATATGTCTGCGTCTATGAGTCAAACATGAAGGACTTCATGGAGTGTGTCAGAGCCAATGGTTTGCATGGCAAATACCACGAAGCAGGACATCCGGAGAAAGAATACAAATTTTAAGAAAGGAGTAGATCTATGGGAGTATCAGTTCTTGTGCTCGGACACTCTGGCACAGGTAAGTCAACAAGTCTCAGAAACTTTAAGCCTGGAGAGATTGGCATTTTTAACGTGGCAGGGAAGCCACTCCCCTTCCGGGGAAAGATGAGCAAAGTCGACCATCCAACCTACGCTCAGATGAAGCAGTCTCTCAAGGCTAACAAGCTTAAAGCGTATGTAGTCGATGATGCGAACTACCTCATGGCATTTCAAAGCTTTGCCAAGGCAAACGAGAAGGGCTATGACAAGTTTACGTCTATGGCAGTTGACTTTGAGCAATTATTGGAAGCTGCCAATAACACAAACAATGACACAATCGTTTACTTCTTTATGCATCCAGACTATGACGATGCAGGAAGGCTAAAGCCAAAAACCATTGGCAAGATGCTAGACAATCAACTGTGCATTGAGGGAATGTTTCCAATCGTTCTTATCACTGAGCGAGACGACACAGGCTATCACTTCATCACACAGACAGACGGCTCAACGCCCGCCAAATCCCCAATGGGAATGTTCGATGACCTGGTAATCGACAATGACCTCAAAGAGGTTGACAGCACTATTCGTACGTACTGGGATATGAAGCCACTCGCTTAATTCCCTATTTATTTAATTCACTATTTCTAAGGAGAAAAATCATGAAGGCATTCGGTAATTTTGACAAGGTAGTTGCATCTAACGGTGGCAGTTCTTCCATGCTTGAGCCTGGCGGATATGTTGCAAAAATTGTACGTGTTAAGGACCACACAGACGAGACAAAACCATATCTTGAGTTCGTCTATGACATTTGGAACGCAGAGACTAAGTCATTTCTTTTCACAGCAGATCTTGCAGACACTACAAACGACTGGAGACACTCATTCCGTATCTACTTCTCTAAAGACAACAACTACGGCGTACAGCGTTACAAGGCTCTCACAGAAGCAGTTGAGAACACTAGCCAGGGCAAGGGTGCAAAGGCATTTGTCTATGAGGACAAGGACGGCGCAGAGCAGACACTTGTTGGCAAACTCCTTGGAGTTGTCATCCGTCATCGCTCTTACGTCAACAGCGAGGGCAAGGTTAAGACAGCTGTTGATGTCAACGCATTCATCCCTGGCAAGGACGCTGCAGAGGGCAACTTTGATGCAAAGTTCGCAGAGCCATACGAAACTGATGAAGTCAAAGATGCACGTGCTAATGCAGACAATGCAGTCATTGATGCTCCTGCACCTGCCGTTGAGCTTGCAGACGAGGATATCCCATTCTAAGAGCAGCCATGAGGTAGGAAAGGAGGTGGCACGTGGCTGATTACACAGATGGTCTTGGATGGGCGAAGCTGGACACAACAGCTGCGTGCCATCTAGCAGACATAATCTCAACTTTTACGGGGAAATCAAGAAGCGGTAGAACAAAGATGTTGCTCTACTGCTTCTCTCGTATGAGGGAGTACAAGACTGGTCCTTCATTCCAGGTTGGCTACAGACAACTAGCTAAAGAGTGCAATGTATCAGAGAACACAGCAAGAGCCTTTTTCAGCTTCTGTGAGAGAGAGTACATCTTCAACATTGTTGAGAGTCAAAAAGGCAAAACGCCTAAGCGTGCTTTCTATTGGCTTGATCCAAACGATGAGAGGTGCGTTGTTCTAACCACTCACCCTGCACCAAATAACCCCCATAAAACCACTCACAGGTGCGTGGAAAAACAGGGGGTAATTGGGGCACATAAAGATACAGAGTATCAGAGGGAGGAAAGCTCTAAAAGCGATCTTTCCTCCCCCGCTTCCTACGTCTCCGCTGACGCTACGACGGAAGCGGGTCAGATGACAACAGAAGCTCATTACTTGCGAACTGAAGATGTGCAACCAAGAGAGGACGCAATAGAAGTCCCACAGGCTGAATTTGATGCACAAGAGGAAATCTTCAGACAAGGCATTCAAGAAGCACTCGACAATATCGAACAGTCAAAAGCAAGAAGCATTGACTGGGAGTGGCACTTGTATAGAGAGTCACATAAGCCAGTAGCAGGTGATGGCGCATGACATTTGAATATTTGCGCCAGCTGAACCGTCCAAAATATGGCTGGGGTGTTGAGTGCTATCTTGCAGCAAAAGAACCACTCAAGACGCACACTATCGCTGATGATGCACTCTCAGGTGGTCTTATGCCAGGACTCACAATTTTAGGCGGTGTGGCTTCTGCGGGTAAGTCTTCCTTAGCGGTACATATCGCAACTGAAGTGGCAGAAAGCGGTAAGCGCGTTATCTACTTCACTCTTGACGATACGTGGGGTAACATCACCGCACGTTCCATGAGTTGCTGGTCAGTGAAGAACCAAGGACTCAAGCGTCAAGGACTTACGGTTGTTCCCTTTGAGTGGTCAACAGTCATTAAAGGTCCAGGCAACGAGTTGCAGTTGCCAGAAGGACTGCAAAACCTCTCTGCGTATGCCTTCAATGCAAGACATTCAAACACTGTGCTTGCTGACGCTGCTCTCTATGACGATATGGTTGCACCGAACTTGGCAATCATTGACAACGTAGCAACCACCGCACAAATTGAAGAGATCGTGCGCACCGTTATGGCAGATGATGATAAGCCAGACCTTGTCATCATTGACTATATTCAGCAATACCAGACAGGCACTCCAGACATTGACAAGCAAGAATACACTCGCGTCTCTCAAGTTGCTACCAATCTTCAAATGCTTGCTTTTGATACGCAAATTCCTTTCCTTGTGCTCTCTAGTTTGAAGAAGCTAGACGCGAAGGATGAACCTTCCTTGGACTGGTTCCGTGGCTCTGGAGTTGTTGGCTATGCGTCCTGGGCAGCACTCATCTTGACTAAAGGTGAGATTGATACTCCTCAATTCAAAGAAGTGGCACTACACACAGTTAAGAACAAAGCAGGTAGAACTGGCATTTTAGTGCCCGCAAAATTAAAGGGTGCCTATTCAACATTTATTCAGAATGGAGGTGTTTCTATTGCCTAAACAGGTCAAATATCTTCTATGCCCCTTCACAGGCTCTGAGTGCGCTTCTACGTGTGCCTTGGCTGGAGTTATTAACGATAAGAGAGTTTGCGCCTTAGCGTGTCTCTCAGATAGCGATAAAGCGATATTTAAGCGAAACGCACTTGCTCCAAACGTATCGGAGCGAGAACTGAAAAAAGAGGAACTAAGAGAGCGAGTTGAGATGACTCGCTTTCTTTATGAGAAAGGAGAGCTGAAGTGAATGGATTCAGACGCAGCTATGAAGAACTAGATCACTCCCACTTCACAGAAAAAGAGATTGCAATTATTGAGCGAGAAGTACCGAAGCATGGACCTACTTGGTCAGGGTTCAAGCGTCTTATGCCTAACCGCTCAATCACTGATATCAAAGTGTTTGCGAGGTCTCGTGGACTTCAAAGCAAAACAAGTCTTACACGCTCACACAGAATTTGGAGTGAGAAGGAAGATGCACTCATTGTTGCAATCTTGGAGACTCTATCCAAGAAGCTGCAACGTGAGCCACAGATGGTTTGCAATCATGCGTACCGACTCTTTAGCCAAAGGGAGAAGCTCAATGAGCAAGCGTAGAAAACAAGATGAAATAAATGTTTCATCTCTTTCATCATCTTCAAGAAGAGGGAGACGAACATACCAGTCCTGGACTTGGTCAGAGCTTGAGACACTCTGGCGAAACCCTTCCATGACAGCTCGTGAACTCCACGAGCTTATTCCAACGCATTCGGTACAAGCAATCACTATGGTGCGTCATCGCTATGGAAGGTATCGCACAGAGGGCATTGTGCCTTTATGCCAGAAGTGTGGGCAGCATCCTGTGTGGATTGATGCAGAGGATGCGAAGCGTTGGGGACTCTGCAAAGAGTGTGCGCTTGATGAGCGCGAGTACTTGAGAAAGCACACGCAAGAGCTTGAGCGCAAGCAGAATTTGGAGCGTCAGCTTGCCTTTAAGATGAAGAGGAAGAAGGAGCGAAAAGCAAAGGTCAAAGGCATTGAAGACGCAACCACTCACAAACGCAAACCATGAGAAGTATGTGCTCGCTAGAGTTGCTGGCAAGAGCCAGCGACAAGCAATGCTGGAAGCTTATCCGCACCGCTCAAAGTGGAAAGAAGCAAGTGTTGATATTGCTGCTTGCAAGCTTGAGAGCGATACAAAGGTTAAACAAAGGCTTCAAGACTTACAAGAGAGAGCTTCAAAGAAGGTAACCATCACCCGTGCTCAAGTACTCAATGGCATGGGTAAGACGTTTGCAATGGCGCAAGAATCTATTGCTGACTCAGGCGTGAACCAGACTGCAGTCACTGCCATCTCTTCCATTGGCAGGACGCTACTTGACGCAATCCCAGAAGATGTGGAAGAAGAAGAGAAACCATTCGTGGCAGACTTCGCCCTTCTCTTAGCACCACCGTTTCTCTCACTGCATCGTGCAATCGCACAGGACGCAGGAGGTGAATGGTGGCTAAGGGGAGGGCGTTTTTCTTTGAAAAGTTCTACGGTTTCATTAGAGATCATGCAAGGTCTTATGGAGCACAAGGACCGCTCAGCGTTTATCATGCCCAAGATTGGCAAGGACATTGGAGACGGTGTCTTTGAGCAAATGCTCTGGGCGATTGACAAGCTCAACATCCGTGACGAGTGGAAGCCTTCTAAGAGCCCATACAAGCTCACGCGCTCCGCAACTGGTCAAGTCATTACCTTCAGAGGTGGTGACCATACACAGAAGACCAAGGCAATCAAGGCACCAAATGGAACGTACTACGCCTATCAGTGGTTCTCTGAGGTAGACCAATTCAACGGCTGGGGAGAACTCAGAACCGTTATGCAGTCTGTCACTCGTGACGCTCCAGAAGGCTCTGTGTACTTCCGCTTCTTTGACCACAACCCACCACGCTCTCGTGATGCCTGGGTGAATGAGCACGTCTCTACCATGCTCTCGACTCACCCGGAGCGCGTCATTGAGTCAAGCTACCTTGATGTGCCACATGAGTGGATACCAGAGCAGGTACGAAAGGACGCTGAAGCACTCAAGGAACTTGACGAGGAAGCATATCGTCATGAGTGGCTGGGAGAGCAGGTTGGCTTTGGCTCTGAGGTCTTTACCCGCGTTGAGGTGAGAGACATCACGCACGAGGAGCGCAAAAAGCTAGAGTACCACTTCTATGGTGTTGACTGGGGCTTCTCACAGGATCCATTCGCATGGGTAAAGATTGCCTACGACGCAAAGACTCGCACACTCTACATCCTGGACGAGTTTGTGAAGTGTGGGCTCTCTAACCAAGACACCGCTGAGCTTGTAAGCGAGAAGCTAGGCAACGCGCTCAAAGACGGTGAAGACATTATTGAGGACGCTGAGCCCTACGCCACAGTGTGGTGCGACTCAGCAGAGCCAAAGAGTATTGCTGACTTCAAAGCCAATGGCATTAATGCCCGTGGTGCGCTCAAGACAGGAGCGCACAACATCCACAACTCAATCAAGTGGTTGCAATACCGCGCAAAGATTGTGATTGATTCCAGCTGTACAACTGCAGCACGAGAGTTCAGCAATTACTCATATGTGATGACAAAGGACAACCAGCTCACAGGGCAGTTGCCAGACGCTGATAACCACACTATCGACGCTGTGCGTTATGCGTGTATGACGCTTATCAATGACAGAAGCTTGACTTAAAGAGAAGGGGTCTCACCTTGTCAAAGATTACTATCCAGAAGCCAGACTGGGCACTCAGATACTTAAAGAAGCGTAAGTTTACACCTGACACCTCAATGGACAAGTTCCAGCAGCTGTGGTGGGGCTGGTTTACGCATGATAATGAGTACTACAAGCAGCCTTACATCATCAACAATGGTGCTGACTCATATGACAGGCTCTCAATCAGTCCCGCTTCAATGGTTGCAAGTGAGATTCCAAGTCTGATCATGAACGAGGGCACAATCCTCTCAAGCTCTGAAGATGTAGTGAATGACTGGTTAGAGCGCACCATTCCTAACTTTGTTGATGAGCAAGCAGAGTTCATCAGCACTGTCTTTGCCCTGGGTGTTGGCGCATGGGTAGCTAACTTCCACGGATACGAGGGCAACGTCTCGACAAGCATTGATTCTATGAAGGCGTGGCAGATTATCCCGCTTCTGGGTGATGGTTGTGCATTCATCTCCAAGGTAACTGTCAACTCTAAGATGTATGACCAGCTGCAGCTTAGATACTTCAATCAAGAGACACAGTCACATGTAATCGAGACCTTGCTCTTTAACTCACAGAACCGCATTAACCCTGTTGAGGTTGAAGGTATTACTGGCTTTGTCGATACCAAGCAGCCACTGCCAACCTATGCGCTTGTTAAGCCAGCTAAGTACAACGCTCATGACGAGCTCACACCTCTTGGCGCATCAGTCATTGAAGACATCTGCGACTCCTGCAGGCTGGTAGATGAAGCTTTTAACCAGATGTATTGGCAGGTTCGAGTCTCGCTGCCAAAGATGGTTGTAGATGAACAAGCCATTGTGCGTGATAGCAAGGGTAATGCAAAGTTTGTTAACACCATGGACCAGATTATGTTCGCACCAATCTCTGCTGGTATTAGCGCAGAGTCTCCTATGACGGTCTATAACCCTGACACGCACATTGATGACATGGTTACCGCATTCAACAATGCTCTTGCTGTCCTGGGCTTTAGAACTGGCTTTGGTGCAGGGTATTGGTCATTCACGCTGGGACAGGGACTCAAGACTGCAACAGAGGTTGTAAGTACTAATGCAACGCTTATTAGGACCATTAGAAAGCATGAGCACTCCATTGAGAACTCGGTAAGAGACCTTGTTCAGGGTGCGTTTGCTGCAGAGTGTGCAATGAATGGCTACAGAGTAGATGAGCCTGTGCCCGTTGACATCTTGTGGGATGACTCAGTCATTTCAGATGACAAGGCAGACCGAGACATGATGAAGGATGACATTGCACGTGGTCTTTGCCCCAAATGGAAATATCTCGTCAAGTACCAAGGCATGAGTGAGGAAGACGCAAAGGCATTTACCAGCGAGACTGGCGGTGTCGCACTTGACGCAGACCTTGGTGAGTAACCGTGAAACCGACTGAAGAAATCGCTGTGCGTCTCGTAGGGGGCGCACAGTCTGCTTATGTACAGGAACTTTCATACTTCTTTCTCAATCTGCTTGATGAGGTAGTGCGTACCAACGGCGCAGTTATCAGAGGTCGAGAGATTGCAGACTTTGAGCGTCTCTCTAGGCTCTCTCGCGAAGAAGCTCTGGCGATCTACTACAAGTACCGCCCAGCCATCGACAAGCAAACACGTGAAGTCTTGAAGGAAGCTCTTAAAAAGACTGATGACACACTTGTTGGGCAGTTTGTACGAGCGATGGGCTCACGCCGTCACATGACTAACCTCGCAACTATCATCGCTGCTCAGACGGCGCAAGGCATGAATGAGGTCCTTGAGCGTCAAAACATTGCTCTTGCTAAAGACCAAGCAACACTCTGGTATGACGTGACCGCCGAAGCAATCGCCCGCCATCAAGCTGGAGAGCCAACACGAGCGGTTATGGAGCGTGGCGTTACACGACTTGCTAACTCTGGACTAGAGACGATTGACTACATCAGTGGCACTAAGACAACGATTGACGCAGCTCTAAGACGCCACATCGTCTCCCAGGCTAACCAAGCAAGAAACCGCCTTCTTATGCAGCGTATGGACGAGTGGGAATGGGACTTGGTCTTTGTTGATGCGCACTTTGGAGCACGCCCAAGCCACGCTGAATGGCAAGGCAAGGTATATTCAAGAAGTGGCAGGAGTACTGAGTATCCACCGCTCGTTGAATCAACCGGCTACGGCACCGTGACAGGTCTCTGTGGAGCAAACTGCTACCACTACATGACACCGTATGTCCCTGGCTACTCCGAGCTGCCAGACATGGACTATTCAGAGCAAGAGCGCATCACAGGCATGACCAGTGACGAGTACTACGCAGCCACACAGAAGCAACGTAGATATGAGCGTCTCATTAGAAGCCAGAAAAGAGAGATCTCTTACCTTCAAGAGGTGAGAGCGGACGCAGTAAAGCAGCGCATTAGACTAGGCGAGCTGCAAGACAAGCTGCGCCAATTCACGCATGACAATCACCTGCGCCGTGACTATGAGCGTGAGCGTGCCTGGGCAGTCAGCAAGCAGCCTAGACCGTTGAAGCGAACTGGCTTTGGAAATGCAAGAAAACCAATGTCTAGAGTGAACTCTTGGTCACAAACTGCAGACGTTGTGTCTAAATCAGACTTTATGAAATGCGCCACATTCAAAGACTTACAAAGGGCTGTTGAAGAAAAGTACGGCTTCTATATAGACAAAGCACTGGAGAAGGACTTCTTTGAATACACGCGTGGTTTGTGTGCTGGAATAGACGATGCTTTGACTAAATTCCCGCAGCTAAAAAAGATAATGGGCAACATAAAAATGGATTCAGCGATACGGCAAACAAGTGCTCAAACAGATGTGTGGGGAACAATCTATGTCAATTCAAAGATGCTTAAGGCTGCATCCAAAACGCCGTGTAGCGATGGCAGACACGAAGCGGGTCATCTCGTAGAAGCAATGCTGTCTAAATATGACGAAAAAGAATTTATGAGTGCAAAGCATTCAAAGAGAATCATTACAAGAGCACTGCGAAATTACAATAAAGAGTATCCTGAAAACACCTATTCAGCTGAGAAATTGATGTATAATACTATTAGTACATATCCAGCTTTTGCATCATTAGGTCACGAGAAAAGATATGCAACAAAGATGTTTTATAGCGAGTCATTGGCTGAGAGTGTAAGAATAGCTGTTGAAACGGAACAGATAGACCCAGATTCATTCTTGTCATTTATTGTTGAATCAATTTTTAAGGAGATTGAATAATGACTATATTACCTGATAGACCGTTTCTTAAGTCATTACTTGATAAATATGATTTTAGTTATGTTTTGGAACACTTTTTTGACGACAATGGCGTAAAAGACTCTGCTCCAGAAGAACTAAAGGCTGAATTCAAAGGTGTTGAATTCGAACGTTATCCAGAAAATGGTCGTCTTTAATTACATAAGGTAAGAATCAATTAGGAACTCCTAACCCCGCTACAAGCGGGGTTTTCTTTTAGCTGTTAACACTCACAGACAATTCTTTCAGCGCAGGAAAAGGACCTGCGATTGACTGAAAGGATTTGGTCTATGCATCGTAATGGATCTCCTGCACCAGACGAGGTAACAGAGGAAAAGAAGGACTCTGACACCCAGGACTCTATGCAGGAAAACCAGTCCCAAGACCAAGTAGCAGAAGAGGAAGCATCTTCCCAGGACTCTGCTACAAGCGAGGACACAAGCACAAACGTCAACACCCACAAGCTAGAGCGCGACTTGGCAAACCGTGAGAAGCGCATTAAAGAGCTGGAAGCAGAGCTCGCAGAGTCGAAGAAGTCTATGGCTTCTTCTGACGAGCGTATCTCCGCTATTGAGAAGCAGCTCAAAGACTCACAGGAAGCCAAGGAGAAGGCAGAAGTGGAAGCAAAGCTTACTTCTGCTGGCTGCATTGACTTGGAGCTTGGTAGAGCTGCTCTTGCTGCTCTAGAAGGTGACGTTTCTAAGCTTAAAGAAGCTAAGCCATATCTCTTCCAGACTGAGCCAAAGAGCGTAAATACTACCGGCAAGCCCGCCGGAAGCTCTTCTGGCATTGCTCGCAACATTAAGGAAGGACTTGGCAAATAATGATTAACCTCACTACCCTTGCAACCAACTCTGGCGATAAGCTCACACAGGGCTTCATCAATGAGCTTGTCACTGACAACTACCTGCTCGGTGCGCTCACCTTTGATGACTGCATGAACGCTTCTGGCACCTCTGATTTGGTCTACGGCTATAAGCGCGTTAAGACCCCATCTTCTGCTGCATTCCGTGCACTTGGTGCTGAGCCAGCTGTCTCTGAGCCAACTGTTGAGAAGAAGACTACCACCCTTGGTATTCTTGGCTCTACATTCCAGATGGATCGTGTCGCCAAGGCTGCTGCAGATGACCTTTATGAGATGTATCTGGAGCAGGCAAAGGACGCAGTCTCTCGTAAGTTCAACGCCAGTATCTTTGCACCTACCAAGGATGCAAATGGCTTTGATGGTCTTGCAGCTGCTCTGAAGACTACCTCTACTGAGATGACCTCTAAGACTGATGTCAAGGTCACCACTAAGGAAGCAGCTCTTGCTTACCTTGAGGAGCTTGACACCATGCTCTCCAACCTCATGCGTACCCCTGACGTACTCATGATGAGCGCAGCTCAGTACACCAAGCTGAATGCACTACTGCGTGTTGTTGGTCTTGGCACTGAGTCCAAGGAAACCGCAGGCAACGTTGTTAAGGCTTACAACGGCATCGCCATTCATGAGGTCCGTGACGGCTCTATTACTGACGGCTCTATCTATGCTGCCTGCCTTGGCATGGACGGCTTCCATGGCATCACTCTCAAGGGTGACAACGCATTCACCGTTGCGCTTCCTGACTGGACCACTCCTGGTGCTGTCAAGAACGTTGATGTTGAGTTCGTCTGTGGCGTTGCTCTGAAGGCAACTAAGGCTGCTGGTGTCTTGAAGCCTAAGGCTGCTTAATGGCAACCCCTAGCCTTACATACGACTTCTACCGCAACACGTATAAAGGCTCTCTTGGCGAGGGTGAGCTAGACGCTCCCCTCGTCAAGGCTCAAGCACTGCTTGTCTCGATGACTGGTGAAGAGGTTCCTGAGAAGTACAGCGAGAAATGGCTTCTTGCCCTCTGTGCCTTGTGCGACAGAGTGGCTGGCAAAGACACACGTGGAATGGTTAAGAGTGAGAGCGTCGGTAGTGTGTCCTACACCTACACAGACGCTCAAGCAAGCGTCTCTGACCTTTCTTGCGTATATCCCTTCTTAGTAGGCACTGGTCTTCTTTGGAGGGGTATCCGATGATTGCCTGGGATACTGTCACCGTCTGGCACAAGCAGGATAAGGGGTTTACGCGATCTATCTATCAAGGCGTACACGTTGAAGAGAAACTCGCTAATACTGCTTCAACCGTAGGACCACAGAACGCCAATGTGCTTAAAGTGTGGTTCTTCAGAGACCCAGGTCTCAAAGCTGGTGACTTCGTTATTCGTGGCATTAGCTCTGAGGAGAAACCAGTATCAGAAGCGCGTATGGTGCGCTCTGTAAACCCTTATTCCACTCATCACGAGACACATCATGTGGAGGTAGAAGCCAGATGAGAATGCGTGTGGTTGACGTTGATGTTGAACGTTGCAAAGACAAGGTCTCAAACGCTGTAGAAGCTGCCCTTGGAATTGTTGCAGGAAACGTTCTAGATGACTGTGAATCTTATGTTCCATACGATTTAGGACACCTTCAAGGCTCTGGCACTACCCGCCAAACAGGTAATGCAGCTTATGTTGAATGGGGCGCAGGAGACGCAGCAGCTTATGCACGTATTCAGTACTACTCAACGCACAACCACAGCACGCTTCAGAATGCCTTGCACGCTCCTAATGCTTGTGATCATTGGTATGACCGTTGCGCAGGTGTTAGAGGTAATGCATGGCAGCAAATGTTCGCAAAAGTTCTTGGAGAGAAAGTTGGAGGGGCATGGTAGACATCGCTCAAAGCGTTACTGACTGGCTAAAAGACATTCTCACAGGTATCCCTGTTGAATATGGTCAGTTCCCAAATGGTACTGGAGCTGCACAAGCAATGCTTAAGGCTGCTCCGGGTGAACCTTGGGTGCTTCATTATTGTTCTGGTGGCGGTATTAAACAGTTCCCCTATGAGGTGTATCTGCAAACACGCCCACTAGACGAGCAGGAGCGCATTGACGGTCTTGCTATGCTGCGTAAAGTCCAAGCTGCCATTGAAGACGGTGGTGCACCAGAGGGCGTTGTTGTTTACGCTCACGATGTCACCACATTGCCATCTCCCTTCAGTGTTGGTGAGGATGGAGTCGCAACCTACCAGCTTATCGCCCAAATCAAGTACAGGGTTTAACCCTTAAAGAAAGGAAGTACTATGCCAGAATCACCAGCTGTCGTACAGCCAACAGAGACACAGCGCACACCTGTCTCTATCTATGAGATTCAGCACTGGATTAAGTTCCCAGGACAGACGAACTTCATCCGTGTTACTGAGACCACCAAAGCAGATCCAGAGCGTGAAGCTAAGTCTTACGAGCCAACCTATATCGACCGTAAGACCCAGCCTAAGTACAACCTAGGCAAGACTGACACCTTCAGCTTTGAGGTTGACGCAATGGGTCCTGGTGGTATCCAGAAGATTCTTGCAAGCTATGAGGACGTTCTAGACGTACCTGTTGAGTATGTCCGCACTTGCGGATACGACTTCAAGGCAGGTAAGGCTTGCGAGAAGACTGCACTCGTTGCTAAGCACGCAAAGGCAACGCTGAATGTCTCGCCATTCTCCGGCTCTGATATTGCACCAATCAAGATTGCCTTTAAGGTCGCAATTACTGATGAGTACGAGTACGGCACCTTCAACTATGACACTGCAGCTTTCACTAAGGCTGTATAGACATAGTCCCCATTCCTCTCCTCTCTGGGGAAGCACCTGGCATATGCTGGGTGCTTTTTTATTGGCGTTACCCGTGACACAAGATATGAGCCAAGGTAAACCCATAGAGAGGAACACTTATGGCACTGAAAAATTACAAGCTTGATGGCGCACCAACAGCAAAGGTGAAGATTGAGGGCAAGACCTATGATGTGGATCTAGGCAACATCACCTTTGTTGTTGAAGCCAACTCTTGGGCAAAGCGTCTGTCATCCTTTACAGGGCTCACAAATGATGAGGTAATGGACAACCTCACAACTCTTGCAGATGAAGCACACAATATTGTTGCTTTCGCTCTTGGTGAGGAAGCTGCAGAGGAGCTTATTGGCAAGGCAAACAGGCTCAACATCTACCGCCTGATGAAGATTATCTCGATTCTGACAGAGGTCTATTCAGCAAGTGACGCTGTGTCCAAGGTCTCTGAGCTTATCACGCAAGAGAACTCCAGCATGGACGAGTAATCCATGTTTTTAGACTCGGTTATCAAGGGTGCTCCCGTCACAGCTGATGTGGCGGGAGTATCTGTACCCATTAAGAGTGGATTCAGAACCTCTCTCATATACATGACAATGGATACAGACAATAGTGCTGTTGCTAATGCGAGGACACTAAACCTTTTCTACGCTAAAAAAGGCGTACTCCCAGACCAAGTGTCGAAGTACCCAGTAGAAGCTCTTCAGGCAGCGTCTGAGTGGGTTGCAGGGGCATTTGACACTATCTCATATGGTGAGCAATACAAACGCATCCAGTATTACAGAAAGAAGAACTTTGACTGGCACTATGATGCTGGCATTGTGACTGCCGACTTCATGCGCGTCTACTCAATAGACCTCACTAGCAAATCAACGCAACTTCACTGGTATACCTTCATCAACTTATATCTGGCTCTTCTCGCTACTCCAAATACGCTCACGGGACAAGCAGTGGCTGCAAGAAGCCCGCTTGAAGGAGACACCACAAAGGAAGAAGAGCGTGCTCATGCTAGGCGTGCACAAGCTTGGGCGTTACCCCCAACAGAAGATGAATTGAGGGAGATGGCACTCCGTAACTTCTAACTTCTAGGAGGTCAATTTGGCAGATGGAAAAGTAGTCATTGAGATTTTAGGTGACTCTTCCAAGTTCGCCAGCGAGGTTTCCAAGCTCACAGATACGACTTCTAAGGCAATCTCAAGCCTTGGTAGTGGCTTTTCAAAAGCGGGCACCGTGCTTACCGCTGCAGTTACCGCTCCCCTTGCTATTGCAGGTGTTAAGGCTGCTAGGTGGGCAAGTCAGACCGCAGCAAACGCTGAACAGGTAGACATTGCATTTAACACCATGCTTGGTCCTGAGCGTGCTAAGAAGATGATTGCTGATCTTGTTGAGTTTGCTAAGACTACGCCATTTGAGATGGCAGGACTTAACAAGGCAACTCAGCAAATGCTCGCTTATGGCTTTGCTGCAGATGATGTCATTCCCATGCTTACAGACGTTGGTAACGCAACTGCAGCACTCGGAGCAGGACAGCAAGGAATTGACGCTATTACCCGTGCGCTCGGTCAGATGCACGGCAAAGGTACTGCAGCTTCACAGGAGATGATGCAGCTTACTGAGGTTGGTATTCCTGCATGGGAGTATCTCGCAAAGGCACTACATACAGACGTTGCTGGCGCAATGGAAATGGTCACTAAGAAAGCAGTTAGTGCTGATGTGGCAATCGCAGCAATCAGAGCTGGTATGCAGGGTGACTTTGGCGGGCTCATGATTAAGCAGTCCAGGACACTTACTGGCGTGCTCTCAAACCTCGCTGACGCAGCAACCGCAACTATCATGAAGATGTACCAGACTGACAGCTACAAGAAGATGACAGACGCACTATCAAAGCTGGCAGACCCAATTCAGAAGCTTGTTGAGTCACTTATGCCACTTTTTGAGCGTGGTATGGAAGCTCTCGCTTCTATGGCAACCAATGCAACTAATGCAATCAGTCAGATGTCAGCTTCAGACATTCAGACCATTGCAAAGTCTATTGGAATGCTTGCCGGCACTGGTCCTGCACTTCTCGTCATTGGCAAGTCAATGGAGACCGCTGGCAAGATGTTAGGGGCGTTCTCAAAGGCTTCTAGCACTGTTGCAGACGGTCTAACCGTTATCAAGGGCATAATTCCTGGCACGCTTTCTACCGTTGCAGGGCTAAGCACAGGCTTTAAGTCCTTTTTTGGCGCAATCGCCACAACAGTCCAGGACAAGCTGGAGACTGCAATTCTTTACGCTTGGGAGTTCAGAGACAAGCTTGTGAAGGCTTTTAGTGGTCTCAATAACCCCATTAAGAACAAGCTTGTATCCATTGTTTCTGCTGCACAGACTACATTTAAGAGTATGGCAGCAACTGCAACACTACATCTCACATCCATTGCGAGAAACGCGCAGGGTGTGCTTGCAACTGTTGGCGGTAACGTGGCTCAGTTCATGAGTCCTGTAACCTCTGCGCTCTCTAAGGCAGGCAGTGCAGTCTCTGCCTTCGCTGCTCCTATTGCTTCTAAGCTTGGTGGCGTTGGTAGTACCATTGCTGGCGTTCTAGGACCTGCACTCACAGGCTTAGGACCTAAGCTTCTAGGGGCAGTACAGCCGGCTATGGGTATGGTTGCAAACCTTGCTTCTGGCTTTGGTAGCGCAACCGTGGTGCTTGGCGTGCTCTCAATCGCTGCAGCGGTGGCTGGAACAGCCTTTGTTGCCATGGGCGGAGACATCACACAAGCAGCTGCAAACATTGCAAGCAATATTGTTGGTATCGCTGACACAATTCCTGAACTTGCTTCTCAAATCAGCTCGGTACTTCCACAGGTGGCATCTGGTCTTGCTTCTGCAGGTCCTACATTGGCACATGCATTCGAGGTTCTCTTTGGTCAAATGGGCGCAGCATGGCAACAGATTGCTCCAGGACTACTGGAAGCAGTCGGAGCTGCAGCTGGTGCAATTTGCGACATTCTCGTGGCTTCTGCGCCTTCTCTCATGGCAGGAGCAATGCAAGCGTTCACCTTTATCCTGCAAGCACTCACTGAAGTTGCAGGACAGCTTGCTGAAGCAGCTCCACAGATCCTGCAAGGTCTAGTAGATGGCTTTGTTGCTAACGCTCCAGCACTCTTTGCAGCAGCGCAGGGGTTGTTTATGGCTCTTGTTGATGGCGTTGTAGCAATTATTCCAACGCTGGCAGCAGCACTGCCACAGATTATTGATGTATTCATCACAGGTCTTCCTGGCTTTGTTGGAACACTGCTTTCAGCTGCAGTGGACCTCTTTGTGGCAATTGTGAATGCTATCCCTGTCATTCTTCCAGGACTCATTGGCAACGTTGGCAACCTCATTGGCACCGTTGTCTCCAATCTTCCAACGTTTATTGGAATGCTACTTGGTGCAGCAGTAACGCTCTTTACAGCCATTGTCGCAGCTGTTCCGCAAATTATTGGCAGCTTGCTTGGTGCAGTCGGAAACTTGCTCAACCAAGCTAAGAACGCAATTACAAGCTTTGACCTTGGTAGTGCAGGACGTGCATTCATCCAAGGCTTTGTAAATGGCGTGTCTGGACTTGCTGGCTGGGTAGTAGACCAAGTCTGTGGAGTCTTTAACGGCGTTGTTGGCGCAGTAAAGGCACTGCTTGGTATTCATTCTCCATCACGCGTTATGGCTGGTCTTGGTGGCTACACGGTGGACGGCTTTGTTGTTGGTATTGCAGGCGGTAAGCGAGACGTTTACAAGGCAGCGCAAGACCTCGCAGAAGCTGCTCAGAGTGGCGTGGATGGCTATGCACTCAATGTTCCTATTAACAAACAAATGGATATGACAGCGTCTCTTGTGGCTAATGGCATCTATGCGGACACCAACCAAGCCATTGCAGATCTCTCAGCACAGATGGATGTCATGACCAAGCGCATTGAGGACGCATACGGAAAGCCTGTAAGAGTTGACGTGAACAACCGTGAATTTGGTCGCATGGTAAGAGAGGTGAGCGCATAATGCGCACAGACATTAGATACACAACCTCTGACGGTAGTAAGTACATGGAGTTTGGAGGGGCTGATAAGTCCCTCCACTACATGGAACACGAACTCAGAGACTGGATGTGGTCATACACATCAGGCAAGAACTCCAGCAGAATTACGTCATTTAGGCGACGTGATCATAAGCCCAAAACAATCAAGTTCCCTGTTGGCATTGCAGCGGGAAGTGATGAAGAAGGCTTAGAGCTCCGCAATAAGATTATTGAGCTTGGAGAGAAGGACATCTTAAACCGTACTCCAGGAACGCTCACAGTAGGCTCTTGGGGTATTCGCTGTTACATCATTGGCGGAGCTCCTACTAACTACTGGCTCTCTGATAAGTTCGCAGAGTTTGTTTTGACGCTTCTTGTAGAAGACCCCACATGGTTTAAGGCAACAACGCTCTACTTTGAGCATGAGACCGCCGGTGCTGTTGCTGGTGTTAAGCCTGACTTCCCAAGAGACTTCCCCTTTGACCTTGTCCAGGGTAAGCCAGCTAAGTCATTCACTAACCCATCTAAGAGTGCTTCTCCTTGGCTCTGGCGTGTCTATGGTCCTGCCACAAACCCGTACATCAGAATTGGTGAGAACCTGCACAAGGTAAACACGACTATTGCAGCCGGTGCATATCTTGAGGTTGACTCACAGAGTAAAACCGCTGTTGTAGTGCAGGATAACGGCACCCGTGAGAACGTTTATAAGTTCAGAGAGCGCGGGGCTCACGGCTCTGGCTCATATCTCTTTGAACCAATCCAGCCTGGCACCGATGACATTACATGGGATAACACCTTCGACTTTGACCTCACGCTCTATGAGACACGCTCTACACCTCCATACGAGAAGGAACAACCACAGGGTGAGACTCGTACACCAAGGGCGGTAAGCACTCAGAGCGCACCAAGTGAGGTGAGTGCATAATGCCAGACATTAGCTACACAGACGCAACACATCTCGATATTGGCGTGCTCAAAGGAGCACGCCTTGACCTCGAATATGGAGACACGGGCAACGACTTTGAGCTCACGCTCGATATTGACTCTGAGCAGCGTCTTGATGATGGCGCATACGTCTATGTTGAAGGTACTGAGTGGGGCGGTGTAGTTGATGCTCGTGAGTCCAACTCAGGCAACAACACAATCACCTACATAGGTAGATCATGGCAAGGCATTATTAGAGATAAGGTCCTTGAGCCACCAAGCGGAGAAGACTATCTCAGTGTGCGTGGTGAAGCTCACGGGGTTCTAAAGCAGCTTGTTCAGCGTCTCGGACTCACTAACCAGTTCAAAGTCTCAGAAGAGACTTCTGGCATTACTGTTAAATACACCTTTGACAGGTACTGCGATGCTTGGACAGGCATCAGAAAGATGTTGGCTGATTCTTCATCACGTCTCAACATCGAGTATGACTCCATTGAGCGCATGATTGTGCTCTCGGTAAAGCCAATTACAGACTGGACTGATGGAGCAGATGCTGAACATTCTGACGTAACTATTAAGAGAGTTGTAAGACCTTACAACCATCTTATTTGCCTTGGCTCTGGCGAACTTAAAAACCGTATTGTGTTGCACTTCTACGCAGATGAACGTGGCAATATCTCTACTACACAGACGCTCTTTGGCATTGATGAGCGCACGACAACCTACAACTACACCAATGCAAGTCGTGAAGAGCTGGAAAAAGACGGTCCTAAGAAGCTCAAAGAATATCAAGCTGCTGACTCAATTAACGTCACACTGGATGACGATGAAGAGTTCGGCATTGGTGACATTGTCCCCGGCATAGATCCTGTGACTGGTCTACACGTTACAGCAACGGTTGGCACTAAGGTCATCATTGTCACAGATACTGAGGTAAGTATCAGCTACAAGGTTGGTGGCACAGCCAGCAATACCTCTTCATCCGGTACCGCTGAGCGTGGTTCTTCTACAGGCTCAGGAGCAGTATCAAGCTCATACACAGCGGGTACTGGTATCTCTATTGCGGGGCGCACTATCTCTGCAGAAGTATCAAGAGCAGACTTTAGAAGCCTTGAGAATAAGGTAAATGAAGCCCGTAAAGTGGCAACAGATTCAGCCAGTGAGATTGGTAGAGCAACACTGCAGGTTGACTCTAAAGTGGCAGAAGTCACAGCAACAACACCACTTAAAGCGCAGCGCACAGGAGGAACAGTCGCACTTACTCATGAGCCTTCTAGTGTGACCGCTGGCACATACGGCTCTGAGAGCAACGTAGACGCTTCTTGGGGTGACACAGTGCAATTAGGCGCAACGGTCAATGTTGACGCTTTAGGGCACGTTACAGACGCTCAGACGCACACAGTAAAGCTTCCTGCAAAGCCAACATACACAGCGCAAGAAGTTGGTGCAGCTCCTGCGAGCCACACGCACTCATACGCTGGCGCATCTACTCCCGGCGGTGATGCTAACGCTGCTAAGAAGCTCTCACAGCCACGCACCATCAAGTTGGTTGGTTCTGTAAGTGGTACAGCTTCATTTGACGGATCTAGTGACGTGACTATCAACGTCCAGGGAGCAACTCAAGGCGGTGCAACTACGCCATCTTTCCCCGTTGGCTCTGTCATTGAAACAACTTCATTTGTTAACCCTGCAACAAACTACGGAGGTAGATGGCAACAACTACCTTCTCTTGGCTGCTTCAAATGGGAAAGGACAGCTTAAATGGCAAAAACAAGTGGCTTTGCACGCTTTCAATGCGACAGGTGCAAGAAAGAAGCCTTTCTACTTGAAAGTGACTTTGCAACCTCGCAATGGAAGAGCATAAGCAGAGTATCAGCAGACGGCGTTCAGCAGAGCTATCTTCTCTGCCCTGACTGTGCTGCAAAGTATCGTGAGCTCGCACGCAAGCGTGATGAAGAGTTCGCTCAATTCATGGTAAAGGAGGGTTAAATGGCTTTTGATGGTGTTATTTCATTCCAGGGCAAGGACCACATCACAGCACCACAGATTGGCAGACTGATTGCTGGTGTTGCTGGCTCTGTTCGTGGCATCCTGCAGACTCAGAATCAAATCAAAGCTGCCATGCAGACAGCTAACAGGGTTCGTATTGATACTGGTGACGTACTCTTTGACGCTCGCATGGTAACTAATGAGGAGCCTTTTGAGCTTAATGTTGCTAATGGTCGTGCTGGTTACAAGCGCAATGACTTAGTCGTGCTTAAGTACTCTAAGCAGGTTGGCGGTGTAGAGAAGTTTACTTGCGAGGTTATCCAGGGCACACCGACTAATCAAGGCAATCCGGTAGACCCAACCTACGTAAAGGGTGACATTCTCTCAGGATCTACTACGGCTTGCATGCCACTTTATCGTCTGCCAATTAATGGCATTACGGTTGGTGAGCCCGTATCTCTTCTACCAACAATTAAGGTCTTAGGAGACAACAAGTCACAGTCTGAGACAGACTTTGACGTTGTCTACTTGCAACCACAAGGAAGCTACAAGAACTTCTGGCACATCTACCGCACAGGCGATTCTGTGACCATCAAGGTTAGAGGTTGGCTCGCCAATAATATCTCTTACGATGCAGTGAGATGTCCTTTTACATTGCCAGAAAACTCAAGACCTCCACTTGTAGACCATGAGAAGTACAACTCAGCCACAGATGGCAATGAGTCAATCGTCTATGACTCAGGCATCTGCCCTGGACACGCTGACGTTATTACTGCTATTTCAGCGAGACCTGACGGAAACATTTACCTGCAGGACATGGGTGGAAAAGTCTCTAACGCCTGGCGTGTAGGCTCCCTCACATACACAGTAAGTCACTAGGAGGTGAGGTCATGAACATTACAGCTGAAATGGTTTCCTTCTTCATCTCTATTGTTGGTGCATTTTTGGGCGGTCTTGTTGCTATCTCGAACTGGCAGCGTGCCAGTAGAGAGGACAAAGAGAAGGAAGATGCATGGAAGAGCACTATCACCAACACCCTTACCCGCTTAGAGACGCGCCAGCAAGTCATGAATGAGCAGCTTGGCAAGTATCAGCAATCCCTCTCGGACTTAACTGCCACGCTCACACAGCACACGGCTGAGCTTTCTGTGGTTGGAATTGTGGCACGAAGGGCGGAC